GACATGGAATCGCTGCGTTGGTGCCTATAACAAGGTGAAGCAGAGTGATGATACCTCTGCCGCCAACTGCAAGAAGGCGCTGGAGGCGGCGATCGCCAAGTTCGGAAGCGACATTGCCGGCTGATCATGTTCTTTTTCTTTATGCCGGAAGAAGAAAAGGATTCCGTGTGGCGGCCCTACATGGACGAGCTGGGTATGACCCGTGCCATTGAGAACATCAAGCGACAGGGATACCGCTACGGCTGGGTGACAAAAGCGTTCGGCCCGGAGGATGGCGCAAGCTACCATCCAAAGGGTGGTGCCTTCCACAAAAGCAAATGCCCCTACTATGAGGGATGGTGGTGGGCCGGTGGCTTCGGTGCGGTGCAGTGCAATGCCGTGCCGGAGCTGCTGCCCGGATTTGTTCACGATAGCACGTGCGAGCGCCGTCATACGGAATGTCCGTTTTACAAAAACAAGGAGGCTGAGAAATGCCCAAATACATAACAACTGAAAATCTGTTGGCAGGCGCCGGTGATTATCTCGCCGGTGTCGCCTTCGCCAAAATGGGGCGTGGCAGTGGAAAATCGCAGCTGGCCATGATAGAAATGCTGAACCACCTGACCAAAACTGTGCCGGCAGAGGATGTGCGGCCTGTGGTACCCTGCAAGATCTGCAGTAAACGTGAAATGAAGGACGGGTTCTACTGGTGCAAGCCCTGCGGCTACCGCTGCCACGATGAAAACTGGTACTGCCCGGCAGGTGTGAGGAGGGTGAAAGATGAGTCGTGAGTATCCGTGCATATATCACAAGGCTGGATGTTGTACGAAATTCCCTCCTGAGCCGGATTACACGGATTTTTGCGTATATGGTCCGTGCGGCCTCCAGAAGAGATCAAATGGTGATCGACTGCGAGCGATGGAGGATGATGAACTGGCGCTGTTCTTGGCTGAACGAATGGCAAAGCAGAGTATTCTGCGGCTGGCCGATGAAGGCGTGAGGGTTACTGAAACTCAGAAGCGTGCCCTTGTGGAACAACTGTATTTTGTGTGGCTGCGATGGATCACTGCCCCGGAGGAGGTGGAGACGTGAAGCTGGCAACGGCTATTGCTCGTGTGATCGAAGAATATGAGAGGGCAAAGAAATTGGACTTTATCTACAATCCTGTGGCTTGGGCGCTATACAAGGTGTGGAAAGAAGCGGACAACGCGCCTCCGAAAAGTGGGGTGAAGAAATGATTTGCGATAACTGCATAGTAGAGAACTGCTCAGATCGGGAGAATAAGACGGTCGTAATTGCCTGCTCTGCATATAAAAAACCGCCGACCAATGCAGACCGCATCCGGGCCATGAGCGACGAGGAACTGGCGAAGGGAATTTATAGACATTGGCAGGATGGTGATGACTTAGCTATGGCGTGGTGCGACGGCATAGATAAGAGAACTGGTCGTGAATGCTACGAGTGTAATAGGAAAAAGATCCTAGATTGTATTCTCAGATGGCTACAACAGCAGGCAAAGGAGAAGTTGTGATGGATGGCAGATGGGATCCGGTACGCAAGGCACCCAGATATTTTGGCATTTGCGCAAAATGTGGAAAAGAGCGTGAAAAAAGAGTTATGGCACAGCTTTACATTAAGGCAGACAGCTATCGGCCGATGCGTGTACTCTGCCACATTTGCCAGAGATGCTTGCCGGAGTTGCTGGACGAACTGGAAGTGTCTATGCCGGAATAGGAGGAATGACCGTGGCAGGTGGATTAAGATATCAGACGGGGCGACAGATGCCGCCAGGGATGCAGGAGCTTTACGGTGTGAAGGTGGCGGCTGAAATGCTGCAGCAAGGGTTGGTCGATCCTACGCACAAGGAGCAGCTGCTTAAGGGAGTTCTAGGAGAACAACCGCAGCAGCCTACGGCGACAGATCTTTGTCAGAGGATGCCATACTGTGGAGAAGCTCCTGAGGCAGAAAATCTGCCGGCATGTCCCTTCTGCGAAAGCGAGAATCTACTGATCGACCGGGACTCGGAAGGCTGGTTCGTGGAATGCAACGGCTGTCTCGCGGAAGGCCCACGGGCAAAGACCCAATCGGAAGCCGAGAAACGCTGGGCAAGGAGGTTTATGTAATGCCAGATGAAGAGCTGATAAACGAGCTGCAGACCAAAGCCAAAGAGCTTGGTGCGGATTTTAGGTGGCTCATTGATGAGCTTATCAAACGCTTTAAGATCGCCAAATTCAATCAACAAATCAAAATGGGAAGGACTATAGAACATGAAAGTCGCCGATGAAGAAAGAAACGACTATGCCGTAGATGCACTGGTGCGCGAGGTGGAGCGCCGCAGGGATGAAAAGCCGTGCCGCCGGTACAGTTATGGAAGACTGGTGGCGGATACCACGATGGAGGAACGGGAAGGCATTGCAGAGCGCTACCTTGCCCGTATATCCAAAGTTCCGCAGCGTGCCGAACGATTTGAAGAGCCGGACGATGATCGCGCCATACAAAAAGTAGCGGCTATGGCTGAGAAATGAATATGGACCACATCCCGGTAAGGGTCGCACGAAAAGGTGCTGCAGCTATCTGCTGAGCCGGGATCGACCGCAATTTGATTTTGTATGGATGCCACCCGTGCGGTGGTATCCATAGAGAATCAAATAAATTTTTATCGCGCGCACGCGCGATTGTGGGCTAGGTAAAGCCCTAAGTTCTCAACCATTTACACCTAAGGAGGAAGTCTGATGGCAAAGGAAGGCTACTTCGTGATCCGCACATACGTTGCAGGTGATATCGGGGAAAAGACAAAGTTCTTTGTCCCCGGTAAGAGACCTGCAAATAACAACTTGTCAAGACGCCAAAGAAATGCGATCAAGAAGCAGGAACAGAATGAGCACTCTGCTGTGAAGAATCTAGCACGGGGCATCAACGCAAACTTCCGCGCAGGTGATCTTCTCTTGGGGTTGGACTACAGTGATGAGGGCCATGCCCGGATCCTGAAGTGGGGTAGGGAACACGGTCTTCCGGTTGATTCCGAAAACGAAGAAGAAAAACGGGACGCTATCTGGGCATCGGCTTCTCATGAACTGGAGATCGCACTCAGAAGAGTGGTCCGCAGACTGAAAAAACAAGGCATTGAACTGAAGGCATATTATTGCACATCGGATATGGATGGAAAGACGAAGAAGCAAGTCCGTGTGCATCATCATCTGGTAGTCAATTCTGAGACCAGGCAGGCGTTCGTGGATGCGTGGCAGAAATACGGACTTGGTGGCGTGGAGTGGGAAGCGCTCTGGGATAATCAGATCGACCGTACGCCAATTGCGAAGTACATAATCGATCAGGTGCGCCGGATCCCGGATGCAAAGAAATATCGACACACCAAAAACATTGTGCTGCCGGCTCCAAAGAACAGGGTCGTGGTGACGGATAACGAGCTGCTTGTGCCACGGGGCGGAAAGCTGATCTACCGTCAGGAGTACGAAAGCAAGGGAGATGTTTCAGACTACTGCAGAAATTACCAGCCGCAGTATATCCGGTACATAACGCCTGATGCGCTTCGAAGGTTGGAAAAAGAACGGGAAAAACGGGCCGAAAAGAAGGAGGCAAATCAATGAGTAAGCCGAGATATAACTGGTGGCCGTTTGTGCTGAACATCATCCGCGACTATCCGGAAAGGCGGTTGGAGCTGAAGCGGATGAAGGAGCAAAAGACCACCGCCAGTATGACCGGAATGCCGAGAAGTGGGGGAGCTGGCCGGAGCGTTGAGAACCTTGCCACCAGAAGCCTGCCACCGCAGGAGCAAAAGGAACACGATGCCGTTCTGAAGGCGTTAAACAAGACAAAAGCAATGCCGGACGGAAAGCTCCGTCTGGGTGTGGTTCGTCTGACCTTATGGAGAAATTTTAACACGGCCGGCGCAGCAATGCAGCTGAACACCTCAGAAAGGACAGCGAGGCGGTATCGATGGCAGTTTGTGCTGTTGACGGGGTTTGCATATGGATTTCTCACAGAGGATGAGTACCGAGCTGCAATCAAAAAAGATATGCCAGTGTAAAACTGGACTCCCAGCGCCAAGAAAATGTGCTATACTGCTACCATCGAACGAGCAGGATGACGGGGAAAAGTCACCCTTGCTCTTTTGGGTTCCGGCACAGAAAACGCTGGAGGGTGGGACTGGGGAATTCAAGAAAAAGAGGGGCGGTGTTATGGCTGCACGTTTGACAGATAAGCAAAAGGCAAAGATCGTATCAGACTATGTCGAAATGGGCAGTTATAATGCCGTGGCAAAAAAGCACGGTGTGGCTCGTAATACAATTAAAGCGATCGTTCAGAAAAGTGAAGAATTTGCCACAAAATGCGCAGATAAAAAAGAGGAGGTCCAGAAAAGCATCTTGGACCACATGGAAAGTAAGCGCGATGTGGTAAACGAGATCATCACCAAGGGGCTTGATGTGCTGAATACACCGGGCAAGATGCAAAGCGCCACGCCGGCACAGATCACTACTGCGCTGGGGACTTTGATCGATAAGTTTGTCCCGGTTGATGGCCGCACAGAAAATGAAACGGCATACGAGCTGCCGGCACGGGTGCTGGGCAGGGCTTTTGTGGATCTGAACCGTGAGATACGGCCAAATATTTCCTATGTACTGGAGGGCGGCAGAGGCTCGCTGAAGTCCTCTTTTGTCTCGTTGAAGGTTGTTGAGCTGATTAAAAATAATCCGCAAATGCATGCTGTGATCACCCGTCAGGTGGGAAATACGCTGAAGGACTCGGTCTATAACCAAATGCGGTGGGCCATTAACACGCTGGGCCTTGCGGAGGAATTTTCCTTCAAGGTGAGTCCGTTGGAAATAGTCTACAAGAAGACCGGACAGATCATCTACTTCCGCGGACTGGACGATGAGACCAAGCTGAAGGGCATAAAAGTGCCATTCGGGTACATCGGCATCCTGTGGAAAGAAGAAAAGGACCAAATGAAGGGGCCGGCGCAGGAGCGATCCACAAACCAGTCAGTGCTCCGTGGCGGTGCGGAATCTTACGACTTCAGCACCTACAACCCACCGAAGAGCAGATCTTCGTGGGTGAACAAGGAGAAGCTCACACCCAACGAAAACAGGGTGATCCATTTCTCCACCTACAAGGATGCGCCACCGGAATGGCTGGGCGCAAAGTTCCTCAGTGATGCTGAGCACCTGAAGGAGGTAAACCCGTCAGCATATGAGCACGAATACATGGGTATCCCCAACGGCGACGGCGGCGCCGTTTTTGAGTATTTGGAGATACGAAGAATAACCGATGAAGAAATAGCGCGAATGGACAGGATCTATCAGGGTGTAGACTTTGGCTGGTATCCTGATCGATTCGCGTTTTTGCGTACCTATTACGATGCTGCCCGGGAGAAGATCTACCTGCTGGACGAGCTGTACGTAAAC